TGGACTATAACAAGACAACCTCATGGTACGAGTTAATGTTAGCTGTATCAGATGATGTCTTTGAGATGTTCAAGTCTGCTGGCTTTTCCGATGCATTTTTAATGGAGCCGGGGAAGAAGAATTTTACACCTGATGCAGTCATTAAGTTTGCTACATGGGCGCACAATTCTGATGGCAGTCAGATCCCTCCACCCATTGTGGTAGACAAGGACAAGAACAGAACTGATGTAGGCATAGGCAATGGATCTACAATTGCTGTTCAGTGGGCAAGAAAGGAGTATGGCAAACTAAATAAGATAGTACGTCCACAACTCCAAGCTGTTCAGATCTTGAACCTCATTGAAAGGGGAGAGATGTCAGTGGCACAACCAACGAGCGTAGAAAGCTTAGCATTTTAAAGGAGCTAAAATGAGTGAACAACAACAATGGACGTACACTTCTGAAGATGGAACCTACGCTGTAGATAGGTTTACAGATGAAGGTAAATATGCTTTTGTTTTAATTCTACAAATAGATAAAGAAATACAGGAAGTTAGAAAGACCTTGGCTAAATTAGAAATGGCTGCTAAAGGTTTTAACGGAACCGTACTTCAACAACTGACAGATGATATGCTAGTGGATGAAGAAGACAATGTTGGTCTTGGCGAGAGCATACCTGACAACAGCAACGAGGCAGCAACAACAGAGGAGTAAGCTAATTGGGTTTCATTAAACTCCATCAGCCCTGCCCCGACTGCGGATCAAGCGATGCACTATCTATCAATGACGATGGTAGTGCATTTTGCTTTTCGTGCGGGGAAAGGTTCAGCAGTAGAAAGTACAACGCATTGTCAGGTGAATCACCTACAGGAGAAATTGAAATTAATTTAATAGAAAAAGAGCCTCTTACATTTGCTGAAGAGGGAGAGTATGTAGCATTAAGGGATCGTGGAATATCGGAGGACACAGCTAAGAAGTACGGTGTTCGATGCATACTAGATGCAGCGGGTAATATTACTAAGCATGTTTATCCCTACTATAAAGACAAAGAAGTAGTAGCTCACAAAGAAAGAGTCCTTGGATCGACAGGGAAACAGAACTTCTTTTCAAAAGGTGCCATAGGTTCCGCTGGTTTATTTGGAGAGCAACTCTTTCAGGCTGGAGGTAAGTACGTTACCTTAGTAGAAGGAGAGTGCGATGCAATGGCAGCATACGAACTACTGGGGTCTAAATGGCCTGTACTTAGTGTAAGGTCAGGAGCGCAGGGCGCAGAGCGTGATGTTAAAGCATCGCTAGAGTATCTAGAAAGCTTTGATACCGTAATCATTAACTTTGATGAAGATAAAGTAGGAAGAGAATCAGCACGGCGAGTGGCACGATTGTTGAAGCCTAGTAAGGCTAAGATAATGACACTCCCTGAAGGATTCAAAGATGCCAACGATATGCTGAACAAGCAGAACCACAAAGGCTATGTCACAGCTTGGTGGGCATCGAAAACTTATACACCTTCTGGCGTTCTTAGTGTGTCTGAGAACAAGGAGAAATACAAGAATAGAGAGAAGAAGCAATCTTTCCCGTACCCTTGGAAAGGTTTGAACGATAAGCTAGAAGGTCTACGTCACGGGGAGTTAATTACATTAACAGGAGGCACAGGACTAGGAAAGTCCAGCGTAACAAGAGAGCTTGAACACTGGCTAGTTAAAACAACAAAAGATAATGTAGGAATCATAGCCTTAGAAGAAACATTCAACAGGACTGTGGATGGTATTCTTTCGATTGAAGCTAATGCAAAACTACACATAGACAGGATAAGGGATCAGTACACAGATGAAGAACTGGATGAATTCTTTGATGTCATGTACGACGGTGAGAATAATAACCGTGTTTGGATACACGCTCATTTTGGTGCTAATGATATTGATTCCATCTTCAGTAAGCTACGGTTTATGATCATTGGATGCAACTGTAAATGGGTAGTCATTGATCACTTGCACATGATGGTGTCAACAACAATCGAAGGAGATGAGAGGCGCGGCATAGACGCTATCATGCATCGCATCAGAACGCTCGTAGAGGAGACAGGGGCGGGTGTTATACTGGTGTCTCACCTACGTAGGGTGGATGGTAACAAAGGCCATGAGAACGGCATAGAGACAGGTCTGAGCCACCTTAGAGGTAGCCAGTCCATTGCCCAGCTATCCGACTGCGTAATATCACTCGAACGTAATCAACAATCTGATGATCCACTAGAAGCATCTACCACTAGAGTTCGTATACTTAAATCAAGATACACTGGTGATGTAGGGCTAGCTACACATCTGGTATTCGACAACGAAACAGGTAGGCTCTCTGAGGTAGATGGTGATGACATAAGCAACTCTTCTGATGAAGAGAAAGACCTACCTCTGGAGTTTGATTGATGAAGCTTGTATTTGATATTGAAACAGATGATCTAAAGGCAACTAAGATATGGTGCTTGGTCGCTAAAGATATTGTATCCAATAAACTCTACACCTATGGCCCTGACCAGATAGAGGAAGGGTGTCAGCTTTTGTCTGAAGCAGATGAACTAATAGGACACAACATAATAGGCTTTGACTTACCAGTTCTTAGAGACTTAACTAGATTTAAAACTCTTGGGTGTGGACAGAAGACAGTAGACACTCTTGTTCTGTCTAGACTGTTTGACCCAGTACGAGAAGCTGGTCATGGTCTTGCCACATGGGGATACAAGTTAGGGTCAAATAAGATTGAGTTCAAAAGCTTTTCTGAAGGATTCACCAATGAGATGCTTGAGTATTGTATTCAGGATGTTGAACTAAATGTGCTGGTGTACAAAGCGCTACGTGAGGAGTCAAGAGGATTCAGCAGGGAGAGTGTAGAACTAGAGCATGAGGTAGCCAACATACTCAAGGAGCAAGAGAGACATGGATTCTTATACGACGCAATGGCATCTGACTTATTACTTGCTGAACTACGCGAGACTGTCGCTAAAACGGAAGCAACAGTTAAAAGAGTATTTAAACCAAAAATTACAAAGACCAAACTCTACCCCAAGATTACGAAGAGTGGTTCACTAAGCAAGATGGCAAACCTGTGTCGATCAGGTGCAGGTAAAGGTGTAAGAATGACTCGCGCTGAACATGAGCTTATGACAAAGAAGCTAGAGAAGGCAGAATTTCGCACAGAAATGTGCGATCCTGTGATCAGGAGCAGATCTCAAGACTTTAATTTAAGTTCTAGGCAGCAGGTAGGAGAGTACTTACAGGACTTTGGCTGGAATCCTACTGAGTTCACTGCTCACGGAAGACCAATCGTAAATGAGAAGACACTTGCTGAAGTCAAAGGCATTAAGGAAGCTGACTTAATAAAGTCATACTTGATGTATCAGAAAAGAGTATCTCAAATAAACTCTTGGAATGAATCAGTTGAAGAAGATGGCAGGGTACACGGCTTTGTGATACCTAACGGTGCAATCACTGGACGGATGACGCACAGGAATCCAAACATGGCGCAGGTTCCTAGCTCTAATTCACCCTATGGTAGTCAATGTAGGGCAGTGTGGTCTGTCCCTGATGGATACAAACTAGTAGGCATTGATGCCAGTGGACTAGAATTAAGAATGCTTTCACACTACATGGACGATGAGGACTACACAAATGAAGTCATTAACGGAGACATACACACCGCTAATCAAAACCTTGCGGGACTTGAATCAAGATCTCAGGCGAAAACATTCATATATGCACTCCTATACGGAGCAGGAGATGAGAAGCTTGGAAGCGTGGCTGGTGGAGGTCGGTCAGTTGGTACAAGACTTAGACAATCTTTCTTCGATAATCTACCAGCATTCAAAACTCTTAAAAATAGAGTTGGATCAGCGTCTGAAAGAGGTTACCTCAAAGGCTTAGATGGACGTAAGCTATTTGTACGCAGTGAACATGCCGCACTTAACACGCTGTTACAGGGTGCAGGGGCTGTTGTTATGAAGCAAGCTCTGGTACTATTCGACAGAGAGATAAAGAAAGAGCGACTAGATGCACACTTTGTAGCCAATGTACACGATGAGTGGCAGCTAGAAGTTGCAGATAAAGATGCTGAAAGAGTAGGTGAGCTTGGAGTTGCTGCTATCATAGCTGCTGGAGAACACCTTAATCTTAAATGCCCGTTAGACGGAGAGTACAATGTCGGAAACAACTGGTCAGAAACTCACTAATAAATGTATTCACTGTGACGTTATTTTAAAAGAAAGTTTTAATTGGCAAAGCAGTCAAGTAAAGCAAAAAAAATATTGGTGTAATACTTGCAAACAAAAAAGCAATGAGAGTCGAATGTGGGTTAACGGGAAGTACATTTCTTTTAACCACCCGCTATACAAGCCCGGACGTTACAAAGGATTTACAGATGCTGCTTTTAGTTCTTTACGAAACTACGAAGAGTCAAAAGAAGGTCAGGTATATATCTTACGAAACCCCGCCTTCCCTAGCTGGTGCAAAGTAGGCATGGCTGTAGACGCACAGGATAGGCTAAAGCAGTACCAAACATCATCACCCTACAGGGACTATGAGTTAGTAAAAGCATATGACACTGAGAACAGGAGAGAGGCTGAAGCACAGGCACACAACATTCTTGAGAAGGATTATGCTCGTAGAGGTGAGTGGTTTGTTTGCGATGCTAGTCTTGCTATAAGCAAACTAGATAATATATTTGAGGGTAAGCAACTTGAACTCTTCTAATAACTCATCTGATGGTAGCCACTGGTACGACCAAGAAGGAAAATCAAAATATACTATCATAGGAGCCAACGGTAAAAAAAGAAACACTACCCTTAGAGATGCGAGAAAGCACAAGTACGTCCCCTCTGTTACTAGTGTTATGAACCTAATGGCTAAGCCTTCTTTAGATTATTGGAAGTTAACTCAGGCACTTAAAGAATCTTTGGCTATGCCAAAAGAAGAAGGAGAGACTGTAGAAGCTTTCATATATAGATGCGCACAAGCATCTAAAGATATTGGAATGGCCGCTGCAAAAGAAGGTACAAGAATACATGATCTTATAGAGAGAGGCTTCACAGAGAATCAGCGAAGCGCTCCTTATGATGCTGTGAAAAAATACTTAGACTCAGCTTATCCTGATCAAGAATGGATTGCTGAAGGATCTTTCTGCTCTGAGTTAGGATACGGAGGTAAAATAGATTTACATTCTAAAGAAGGAATCTTTATAGACTTTAAAACTAAAGATAATATAAAGGAAAAGAAACCTTCCAGCTTAGCTTATGATGAATATGGTATGCAGCTCTCTGCCTATGCGCAAGGATGTGGCTTTGTTGATAAAGCTGAAAGAGTGTCTATATTCATTGATAGGCAAGACATAAGTTACATATCCTGTTACAGGTGGAGAGAAGAAACTCATAGCAAGCACAGAGAAATGTTTAATAACGTGCTTTCGTACTGGAAGCTAGTAAAAAACTATGACCCCTCTAGACAAAAGTAAATTTCACCGCTATAATAATAGGTACAATTAAAACGAATGAACAAAAATAAATTAAAACAAATACACAGGAAGACAGAGAGTCTTCTTGTTGATTGGCTAAGAAGTATGGTGTCTGATGAAGAGGCTGATAGAGTTAGCACTAAGAATGTTATGCAGTTCATGCCTGAGACAGAGATATACGCTCCAGTTAAATCAGGTATTAGGTGCGTTCCCATGACTCCCCGATGGATCAAAAAGGAACTAAAGAAAATGCTACAGCAAGACAGTAACTTTGATGTAGAGGCTGTTACTCTTGATGATCTTAACTTAATAGCATACGAGCAACGAGCATCTGTGCATAGAAGGAACATAATAGATGGCAGCGCGTAAGCCTAGAGTGCCTCGCCCAAAGAAATATAAAAAACCTGACGGAAGCACATACGATTCAATATGGGAAGCAGTGTTACATGAAGGTATACTAAAGTACTGGGAGCATCACACAGAGAAAGTTCCGTATGTTACAGAGCATACATACGAACCAGACTTCTTTAAGATTGTAGGCAAGAAGAGAATACTTCTTGAATCCAAAGGCAGGTTCTGGGATCATGCTGAGTACAGTAAGTATATATGGTTGAGAAAGGCTTTACCTAAAAACACTGAGCTTGTATTCTTGTTTGCTAATCCTTCTGCTCCTATGCCGGGAGCAAAGAGGCGAAAAGATGGCACCAAAAGATCTCATGCAGAATGGGCTGAAACAAATAACTTCAGATGGTATAGTGAAGAAAGCATACCAGCAGCTTGGATAGATTCTAAAGCTAGAAAAACTGAAGAGTACAAACAACGAACTGACAAGACAAACTTGGAGATGCAATGAAAAGCATTGATGACGCAACACCAGAAGAGTGGAATAACTTAAACATAAAAGATACAGAAGATTGGGATGAGCCTAATGATCATCCTATATATGGTGAAAATATACCTGATAATCGTTTAGGTAAATCATATTCTAATTTAATAAACACTATGGTAGATCACCCTCCTCATTACAATAACGGACATATAGAGTGCATAGAAGCCATTGAAGCGATGCTTACGCCTGATGAGTTTATAGGGTACTTACGCGGCAACTCATTGAAGTATCGCTGGAGATTCAGATATAAAAAGAAACCGATAGAAGACTTACGCAAAGCTCGCTGGTATGAAGAGAAGCTTATGGCTTTCCTGATGGAGAATCAGGATGTCTTGGGATAGAAAAGCAGAAAGAACTGAAAGGTTTAACAAGCGTAAACAATCTAAAAACAAAGCACGTACCAAAGGGTACAGGCAGACACAGTTGAGAGAGAAGGAAGACATAGATGACATTAAAAATTGGAAAGATGAATTACTTAGGGATAGAGATTGATTACGATAAAGAAGATATTCTTAATGAGTTCTCTTTAGAAACTTTAAAAGACAGATACTTATGGGAAGATGAAACTCATGCTCAAGAAGCTTTCGCACGGGCTGCTGTATATGGCGCTACTTATCAAGGACATACTGACTTCGATCTTGCACAGCGACTTTACAATTACTCAAGTTCTAATTGGTTCATGTTTAGCACTCCTCTCCTTAGCAACGGGGGAACCAAACGTGGTTTACCTATCTCTTGCTTTCTTAATTATGTTCCTGACTCAAGGCGTGGTTTATCTGATCACTATGATGAGAACATTTGGCTTGCAAGCGGAGGTGGCGGTATCGGCGGGTATTGGGGTGATGTTCGCAGTAATGGTGTATCTACTGCTAACGGTAGTCAGTCTACTGGTAGCATACCATTCATGCACGTTGTAGACAGTCAAATGCTTGCCTTCAATCAAGGAGTTACAAGGAGAGGATCTTATGCTGCGTACATGGATATTAGCCATCCAGAAATTGAAGAATTCGTTGCCATGCGAAAAACTACTGGTGGTGACCTTAATCGCAAATGTCTTAATCTTCATAACGGCGTTACTGTTAATGATGAGTTCTTATATTCTGTCCAACATGACCTTCCTTGGAGGCTCATAGATCCTAAATCTAA